TTAAATGCAATGACAGAATCAGAAAAAGTCTACTGCCCCTTTTGCATAATGCCCTTGTAATCTTTTACGAGTTCAGGCTTCATCGGTCGAAAATTGCCGGTGTTTTTTTCAAGGTACTCTCTCGCTATATCTGGCGTAACCAAAATAATGTCAATGATCATTTCGTTAATGTCAAATTCGACCTTCTTTTCAAAATTAATTCTAGGACCCATTCCTACCTCCTAAGTTTAAAGTTAATCGTTAATGTAAAGGCGCGGCCCCCGTTAAATAGACAATCAAAAAACACAATAAGCATAGATCTAAATAAAACCGTTTTCATGCTTAAAAAAATGACAGTATTGACAAATGTCAGGGTTTCTCACAAGCCTCAAGGCCTGCAATAACCAGAGATCATGTAAAAGAACGATTGGGGACCGCACCATAGTAGTTATATATTAACCCGGCGTGATCGTGGTAGAAGCCGGGGTCGTGTCTTCAGAGGCAACATCTTCTGTCGCCGAGATCGCACCTTCGGGTTGCCAAAGGCGCTCCGGTTTGTACATCTCGGTCTGCTTCTTACCGAAGATGGCCCAGTGCGTTTCCTGCGGATACCACTGCAGGGTGTCCACGCCTGTAAGCGCGGTCTTGACTTCGCCGCCATCAGGCAAAGGCATACTTTCGCCGGCGGGGACAATCGTCGGCCCAGGCTGCGTGATGTCCTTGAAGAGACCCTGCAACTCGGCGAGGCTCAGTTCCCCGGCAACTTCCTGATCAAACCAATCTTTGATGATGGTTTTCTTCAGATGATACAGAGGCGAAAGAACCGTCAAGCTCGAGGACGGATCGAGATACGAATGGTTCCCGTTGCGGTTCAGCTCGGCGATCTCCACAAGCGTACCGAGCCAGTAGAAGATCACGTTGTCCATGAACTCGCTGCGCAGGGGATACTTGATCGGGCGCAACTTGAACGTCTCGACAGGAGGAATGGCGTGTCGCCACTCATGCTCGGCAGTGGAGCACACTTTGGTGCGGTCGAGCACACGCTCAAAATACCAATTCATGGCTTTGAGCACTTCCTCCAGCGCGTTCTGGTTGGGCGGTCCCTCAAGATCGCCAGCAGGACGCATGGCTAAGGAAGCACACGCATCCCTCGCCACACCAAACACGTAGTACAGATCACGATTCTTTGTGGTAGGGTTGTCGCCCAGGTCGGGCCCAACAAAGTGCTCCTCGAGCATCCCCGGGATTCCGCCGTGCTTCAGCGCGGGGTCGATTTCTGCCCAAGGCAAATAAAACTTTTCAGGCATCATAATGAACTCCTTTACTTCTTGATGATATCCCCGTCATCAGGGATACCCAATTCCTTAATCGTCTTGTCACCACTTGAAGGTTCCATGATCGGAGTTTTGTCATAGTCGCGCCAGTCTTCAATCCGAAAACGGTTTTCCGCTATGATATTCCAAAACATAAACATCGAGGCAACAAGGCAGACAACCGCAAAAGCGCGGACATAGAGATTCTCCTTGCCATTCACAATCATCTGAGTACATCTCAGCAGGATGTATAAAATGACTGATACTGCCAGGTAGGTAAAAAGCATTGATCCTCCTTTGTTTTAAAAGTGGGTGGCCGCATGACGGAAAGGGTTACGGTATGTAGAGAAAGAGGAAGTAACGCACACGACCACCCTTTTATTTAAAACGGCGTCTCTACGTCATCTTTGCTGTCTTCCGGCTCTTCCTTGAGGAAAGCCACAGGATAGATGTTCACGTAGGTCTTGCCGGTTGTATTGCTTTTGTTGAGCCTGATGTTAGCCTTGAACTTTTTCATGGTGATTGCCGGAATGATGTCCTCCAGCTTGAGGGGGTCGTATTCATACCCCAGGGACTCAAGGAAGCGAATGATGTGATACCCCTGCTTCTTTGCATCGGGGTCCACCATGGCCTCGTCGTCGGTCACGATGCGGTAGTATTGGTTTGATCTGCACTCCTGGTTGAAATCGGGATCCCCTCCACGGATGTCAAGCCGCAGCTGCAGCGACCCGTCCCGTTCGCTTTCAAACATGTTGAAGTCGTGCACATAGCAGATCTGGGCACCTTCTTGGAAGTCGTTAGTTCCGGATTCCTCCTTGGCTTCCTTTGCAAAACCCTTCGCCTTTTCCAGCCTGTCACGAAATTTGTCGAATACCATAATGTCTACTCCTTAGTTGAATGTGATAATACTTTACGGATAGTTAACCATGCGTTCTCCTCCGGCTCCAAACAGATAGGGCTGGCTGCGCGGAGTATCCCGTCACGGTCACGTGCATAGAATGATTTATTTTCCTTGAATGATATATAACGCTTGCTGACCATCTCGCCACCTTTCGGTGTGTGAACCACATACATCCGCCCGATGTAGTTTATAACAGGATATGACACCTGTTTGCAACTACCTGTCACTCGTGGAAAATAATATATAGATGGGGATTGTTTGGTTCCTCGGTTTTCGGAATCCTCCTGGGCGGTGCAAATAACCCCCAATCTACTTTTTGTGAGCGCATTGAATTCTTCTCTAAACGCCTTCTTACAGTAGTCCCAGCCACGTGACCATTCAAGGTCAGCTGGGTGCGACATGCCCTTTTTCGTACAGGTATGATCCACGCACAGATCCCATAAAGCTGAGATAGAATCAAGGATAACGGCGCTATACGGATGTTTCGATTTCAGCAAAGTAGCTGTCATCGCCTTGAACATATCCCAGTCTAAAACGTCATCGCCCATGATCTCTACAAAATCATGCCCCGCCTCGGTCGCAAGAAAGTAGGCTCCCTCCATTTGCGCCGTCAAGGATGTTTTCCCCACGCCATGATCACCGTAGATCAGCATGGACGATGACAAAGGATCAATGACCTTCTTAGATTTCTCGGTCTTGAGTTGATACATTAGCTTGACGCCATGTGTGCATCAAACAGCTGATTTTCCCAGTGAGCCAGAGCCTTGGACTTCACTTCCTCCATCACGCCGAAACACTCTTTGAAGTGCCTCATCAGTGACGTGGGCAGCGCCTGGACACGATACGACTTGGAGCCGTGGATAACCACCTCATCCAGCTCGTCGAGGTTGGCCTCCTTCATCCACCAAAGAACAGACAGCTCGTCCGCCTTGTTGCGGCAGCGAGAAGCGTTCTTGATTGTCGTAGGCGCCCCGTCCGCGCCTTCACTCACGTGGCCCAGGTAGGTATCTGACTCCAGGGTCACGATCTTCAGATCCTTGATCATATCCATCGTTACTTCCATCGTTGCCTCCAACTTGTGCACCAATAAGAAATGCAACTCCAACGGTTGACGACGAGCAGGAGTGCACAACAATTTTCTGCTGGAACGTCATGATCTGGGACTCGATAGAATCCGATCCCTTTCTCTCGTTGGGCATCGAAAAAATAGCATGGCAATTGCCACACTTATACGTCAGCTGCGTGATCGCCCGGTTCCGGTACTTTTTCTGAACCAGGTTTCGGGTCGTTTTCTCCAGGCAAAACTGGAGATTTAGCTCTCGAGATTTCTTCAACATTGGTCAGCTCCGGATGGTGGTCAGGCCCGAACTTATCATACAAATGTTCCCAGCCGTCACTCTTGGTACAAATAGGAAGATACTCGCAGACGCCTCTGGGGCTGCTGCACTGCGTGTATTTCATAGGAAAATTGCAATGCTCCCTACAAGCCTGTAGGTTGCGAAGATTATATTCCAGTTGCTTTCTGAAATCGGTCATCATCTCGTGTTTCTTCACCCACATTTCTGCGTAGTATTTCTTCGTATTCGTGTACTCTTCAACAAGCCTAAAGAGGTAGTCCTCATACGACTCAGGGTTCCGTTTTTTTCTTTGCTGTATTCCCGAACGCGAAACCATCAAAAAGCGGAACCCGCTCATCTCTTTAAGCACAGCGCGGTCGGCAACAAACCAATAAAAACTGCTCTGGAAATCCATCTTCCAGCGGTTCTCGTTCCGCATCGTATCGATGTCGGAAACCGTTGACCTCGTTTTGTAGTCCGAGATCCAGCTGCCAAAGCCTTCGGTGTATCCCCACTGGTCAATCTTGATCGCAACCGAATCCGGATACATCAAATGGATGTCAAGCTCTCGAAGGTCATGGACGTAGAATTCCTTCTCCACCCCCATCACGCCCTTAAAATCCCAGGGGCAGTGTTTCGCCATGCCTTTGACCATGGCAGCAATCTTCTGCAGCGTCCTCATGTCCACATCCATTATGTCTCCGCCATACCAGTCCTTGAAGACATGGTTAAAGGAGGTCTCCCAATCCCTGCTCTGAAACTGGTGCTCGCGCAGATCGTGGAACTTGATGCCTACGCCCAAAGGAATTGACATCCCCTTTCTGAAAAAACCCATCATCTGGTTGTAGTACCATTTCCTGGGGCACTCCATAAATTTCATTATCGTTGTTGAGGTATGAAGCATGGATTGCTCCCTTCTGAATTCAGGTTGTACTTCGAAATCACAACCATCTCATCTCTGCTGTCCTCCATGGCACCTACAAACGCTGAAATCTGCGGCTTCAAAATCTGGAACAAAACTTCGTTTCTGCTAATCCTCCAAATGTCGCTCCATTGATTTAAAACCTCGAGCTGGAACGGACTCACGGTCATAACCAGGCGGCAGCTTAGGGCATCTTTCACCTTGAAAGTTTCCCTGGCAGCCTTTGCCCGGCGATAATTAGCGGTCTCCTGAAAGGGACCAATACAAAAAATGTAGGGGGAATATACCCCTTCCGATGTAGTGCGATTCATGTTTCACCTCTTTCTATAATAAAACTATATCGCACAAGGAAAGGTATATCAGTGAATTGTAGTTGTCAACCCCTTATTTTTTTCGAAGGAGATCCAGCAAAGCAGCATTCATCGATTTAATTTCCTGTAAAAGATTTTTGATATGTATAAGTATGCTCTTGGAAACATCGTCAATATCTTCTACTTGCTGCATGACCCTCGACGGGAAGTAACACATAGGGCGACCGGATTCATCTGTTTTTGCGTGCACTTCTTTCATCCAATCAATTTTTTCAGATATACGTTGTATTGACTCCGCAACTTTTGCTGCCCCATTTCCGTTACGGTTGCGAAGCCAATCGAAAATAATCTTAAACCCTAGTCCTATAGCACCACCAACAACCAGCACGGTAATATTCGTTGGTTCCAATTATCTACCTCGATATGTTCGGGTGCTTGTCGGACCAAAACTCCTTTACATCAATTGCCTCGATATCAACAATCCCGAAGTCCCCTAACTTATAGATTTCTACATCCGAAAGTTCGTTCTTTAGCTGTTTGAATTTCTTCGCAAATTTTTTCAAAGCCTTCGTGGTATAGGCGGTCCGCCCATTGATATGAACCTCCTCACACTTTACCGCTTTTTTGCCGTTGGCTTCGACTTTCATTGCTTGCTTGTCTTTAAACACGTTGCCATGAAATTTTAAATTCTTGTCGAGTATGAGCTCGCAATCGCAACCTACAAGGAATATAGGATTACAGCCGAAGTGATACAGCAGCTGCAGTCCTATGCCTCCGCTGTTTGTCAGTTCCACAGCGCCAGGGACTCCACGTTTACGCCGATCAAATCCGAAGTAGAAAACATCTTTTTTAAGACCCAGCTCTCCACTACGCTTCCGCTTTCTAATTGGAATAACCTTTGTAACATTCCTCGCCCGAAGGCAACGACCATTGATCGCGGAATCCTGCCACACTAAATAGTCCAGCGGGTGCTTTGTGAATGCCAGGTTGCAGCCCAGCAGGATGCCCTTCCTTTTCATCTGCGCACTGTCGTAGTATCTGCCTGACCAACCGTTGCCAATTAGAAAACCGGGCTGCCCCTTGTGCAACCCGTATAATCTATCGACCCATTGAATAGGCGCTGGAAGAACCTTGGGCATCACCGCTTAACTTTCTCAGTTTGCTTTTTCATTTTATCTATTATCTTGGCCGCCGCCTCGTTGTCAATCGCTTTGGTGCGGCGGATGGTACGATTGATCTCGCCCTTGCGGGTAGCCACTTCAAACTCCCTGCTCGTCTCCAAATCCTCGAGATCAAAACTTGCCACCTTGGGTTTCAGTGACATAAAATTCATGACCCGCTGCCCGAACGGGATCTCGCCGGCCACCGACTTGCCGTACATCAGCTTGTTTGCCTCGCTTGCCGGGCGCCAAGTCTTGAAAACATGGACCCATTTCTTGCTGAGATCCATACCCAGGAAAGGCATTCCGTAAGGCTCGCCAGGATAACGCTCGATAGGTTTCTCTGTATAGAACGAATGATTGGACTGATGCTCGGTGATAAGTTTTGCAATCGGGTTCAGCTGGTCGAATGCCGTTGTCACCGTTGCGTTATACGGATCCATATTTGTCCAGTTCCGCAAATCCGTCCACCCTACCCAGGCACCCCACATCCGGACATCCATATCACCTGTCTCGGGGTTAACCCTCGCGGGGACACCTACGTTTTTATTTACCCACTTAGGCAGCAAAGAGCGGTCCATGTTCCTCGCTTCTTCGCTGGTCATGAACTGTGTGATGCGGCCAGCCTGGGCTAACTTTCCTGGTTCGCGAATCAAAGCCTCGAACTGCCTGGGCAAGTTTTTCCGACTCCAAGAATAAAAAGGGAATACCAGGCGCAGCCATTTTTTCTCGACATGGGAGAGCTCACCGTAGTTGTAAAAATTCTTTTTGACGCTCATCGCTGCTGATTGAGCGGTGTCTCCCTTTCTAACCCGGTCAATAAAATGCGCAAACCGGTGCACGTTCTCAGCGTCATTGCCGATCCCAAACAGGAACTCGAAAGCTTCGTCGTGCTTCATCTTGAATTTCTGAGCCAGTTTCCGCGCTTCCTGGGTCGCCTCGGCCTTTGTCATATGGAGCATCTCTGCCGACAGGAAGCCCTGGGAAAACACGCCCTGTTCCTGGGCCCATTTGTAGACCTCATCAGCTGAGATAGACTGGCCGTTGTAGCCATTCTTGGTGATAATCTTGCCCTGCATATCCTTGATGGGCGACTTCAGGCCTTTCTTTGGGAGCACCCGAAAAGCGCCTGGCATGGCCCTCATCGTGTCCCAGGCCGCCTCGTACGACTTCAAGTTCAGGGAATCGCCCAGGTACGCTTGCCACAGGCCATTCGCCCAGTTTCTGCAGTGATACCCCGGGAAAGGCGCCAGGCTCCATTGCTTCCAAACATTGGTAACCACCTGGGCAGCCCTCATCAGGCCCGTGTGCTCGAGCGGATCACCGGATACCTTGGCGAACCGGTTCATTGCCTCCATGATGTCGCCCGGGATCGCGTGGACCGGAACGCCGGCATGTTGCTTGATGAGCGTATCAATCAGATGTTCGTCGGACGCCAGGAACAAATTCCCCAAATGCCCTTCTGGCCCCAGCTGTGCCTCCTTGATGGCTGCCTCGTAAGCGATGACAGCATCCTCCCCCATCAATTCCTTCCAATCATCCCCATACCGCGCTGACATCCCCTCAGGGCTCAAAATCACGCGCCTCTCGCCCATTGCCGGCGTATAGTCTATATCATCCAGCCGCATGGCAAAATGCTTTGTGAGCCCATTTAGCTTGCCCTGCAGGGTCAGCTTATTGTTGGTGTCAATGATGTACTGCGTGGTAAGCTGGACGGGGTCATCAATGTAAAGGGATATTTCCCCAGCGTCCATATCACCCATCAGCCGCTGAAACGCATTGCGCTGTTTCCCCTTGAGGTTGGTCCTTGCATATTCAAAGACCTCGTCCATAAAATCCGCCGGCAACGGGAGGTCCCCTTCTCGAGCTCGCCGGTTCAATTCGTCTACAGCATCATCGGACAGCTTCCTGGGCATCCCCGCCGAGGTCCATACATCCTCCGCTGGCTTGCCCTTGTACAGCAGCTTCCCCGAATGAATCAAATCTGCCCATATTTGCCGGCCAGCTTCGGACAGCTTCCTGGGCATATATCCCATCTCCTGGTGGGGGATCAGGTTCTCGAGATCCCACTGGGCTCGCATCATATTTTCTTTCAGCACCGCTTCCTGGGCGACCTCAACATTTTTCTGGTATTTGCCCTTCTGGCTCCGGAGCACTTCCTTCTTTTTGCTGAAAGCCATGCCCGGGTCCATGCCCTTAAGCTTGGTGCGAGCTGCGGCCTTTGCCGTACGGTGTAAATCCTGCCACGGGATAAGGCGAGCAGCATCATAATTCTGCGACACCAAAGACCGGTTAAGCATATCATAGGCTTTTCGCGGCTTCAGGTTTTTGACACCCACGTAGTTCACGCTCATACCGGGCATATGATTAATCTCGGCATGGCGCTCCTTCATCAAACCTGTGATATACTCGACGGGTTCCATGACATCCTTCGGGATCGCACGGTCCTTAAAATATACCCCGGCTGCTCCCGCATGAAAATGGACAGGTTTCCGCACGTACTCGAGCACCTTGTCACGGTAAGCCTTGTCCGTGTGCTTAAACATCTTGCGGATCTGTTTCCTAACCTCATCCACCTCCTTGCCGCGAATATAATCATTCTTGCCAACAGCCGCCAGGACCATATCCCCTTCTTTGGAGCCTGTCCCGGCTGTGAATGTATTATTGATGAAAGTCTTGACCGCTTGCCCAGCAGGACTCCGAAGAGCGCCGGCAGTCATCTTGTCCAGGCCCTTGACCAGGCCAGCTGCCCACTCGTCAGCAATCTGAGGCACCATGGATATCTGCTTGTCGGCTACGCCGGCGATACGGGCCAGCAAAGGAGTGCGAACAGCGATAGCGGTCGCCGACCCCTCGGTCAGCCGATCTGCCATCTTAGGCGCCATCGCGTACATATCCTTGCCGAGGTGCGGCTGGATTGCCCTCCAGAACTCGGTGCCGTCCGCAGTAGAAAGGAAAGCCTCTTTAAATTTTTCAGGATATTGCAGAACTTCGTCATAAAGGAGCTTCAGCTCGGAAAGCCGATAGTGCTGCCCAACAAAAGCGTTTGCCGTATGGGTCGCAATGCCCATCGACTGCGCCCTGTCTTTTGAAGCTTTTACCAGGCTTTTACGCAGCTCCGGAGAAGCGTCCAGCGCGGTGCGAAACTCTGGCGCTATCTCGTGAAATGGCTGCACTCGCTTTCCGAGCTTTGCTCCGTGAAAACCCACCGAAGACAGATTACCCGCCTTGCGGCTTACGTTTCCTAAGGTAGCGAACGTCTGAACCATCATGAGGGGATCCGTAAAAACGTCCCCGATGAATCCGACACCTTCCTTGAATATATCAACATCATGAGCGCCCATCCAATTAGGAAGACGCATATTGCTCCACTTGCCCGGCGCAACCACATCGATGAAGTTTTTCATGCGGTAGCGTTCTTCGCCCATCAAGGCGTGACTCACTCTATCAAGAGGAGAAAAATCCCCGCCGTCAATCAGGTCCGTCATCACGCCGGCAACAGCAGCCTGGGGGCGCCCAAGGTAGTCGAGGATCTTCAGAAGCATCATCTCGGAGTCCTTCTCTTCCGCGAGCTGTTGCTCCGCCAGCTTCTCTATCATCCTGTCCTGGCCGGAACTCCCCTGGGGTGTTTCCCCAAGCAAAGTGGAAACTGTGGGTAAATCTATTTTTGGGATAAGTGATTCAATCGACACTCTTACATCCCTTCAATGGAATATGAGCCGAGCCCATTAAGCATCATTTCTCTATGGATATAGGCCATAAATTCTTCGGTAAAATATTTCTCAGGCTCCTTCATTGCCTTCGCATACGCTTTCTTTATCTCTTCTGTAGAATCCGTCCGCACCTTGATGTCTTCCTTGAAAACCTTGATGCCCTCCTGGTGGCTGTAGTTTTGCCGGAATATAGACGTAGCCCAATTTTCCCTGGAAGGCAGCGAACGCCCCGTATGGAAATAAATCTTACCGGAGTCCGGATGGTCCTTAGGGCGAACCATCGTATTGTCCATCAAGTTCTTCTCGAGCTTTCCGGAAATATCACCGAAGCGGTTTATACCAGGTTTGATGCCATAGAACAGGGGGCTCTTGTTGACTGGTATATCAACCTTGGCATCCATTCTCTGATCAGGCTCAATTCCACCCATGACAGAAGACACGAAAAAATCATCCATGGTGTCGTAGATCATCCTCGCGTTTTTCTGTTTTAGAGCAGGATCGTACGCGGCCGGCTCGCCTGTTCTGTTAAGGCGGCGATCCACCATTGCCTGGTATCTTTCCTTGTCCGCCATCAAAGCTGCAATAGCCTGACCATAATCTTCGTTGGCCGTCAGCTTCGTCGTTTCCCCGGCAACCCAGTTTTCCCTTTCCTGAGGAGTCATCTTTATAAAAGTCTCCTGGAAAGAAGGGTCTTTCATTTTCTTATCCAAATGTTCATCCACAATCTGTTCAGCACCCTGAGAGATAAGCCCCTGGGCCGCTGACGGGCCTATCGACCTGGCGGATTCAAACAAGCCCGAATTGCTGGTCACATCAAGCCCAAGCGCCGTTGCTTCTCTTTCAATTTCAGCATCAGTAAGCTTCCGGCCCTGCTGGGCTGAGACTTTCCGTACATGCTCAAGAAACGCAGCAGCTTGCTCTGCATCCGCGTCTCCTACATCAGAAAGGATATTTTCAGCACGATTCTGGTAGTGTTTTTTGTAGCCGGAGAATTCTTGGGCAGCGAGGGTAGACAACGATCCTCCTGCAAGAAAAAGCCCCGGGTAGCTGTTGTTCACGGCAATCATCTGGAGAGCTGTCCCAGCAGCCATGGCAAGAAACTTGCCCACGTTATCATCAAAAAAGTTCTTGTCGTATTCCTTTTTGAGTTGCTGGAGCTTTTTGTCGCGCTTCTCCTGCTGTGTCATTCTTTGGGGCTGGTCGCTGCCATCATCAAGGTCAGCAACCGTTTTCGTAACAGCCTCGGCTGTATCCATGGCTGTTTCTGGATCGTCTATCTGGGCCCCTTTAATGGCCCCTGCAGGAGTTTGGGCAATGGCCGGATCCTGGTCGAGCACAGAGCCTCCGAGAGTATCCGGCTGCTGTTCGGCCAGGTCAAAGATGGACGCGGAGATCTCCGGCCCCATAGGAGGCAGCGAAGGCATCACCTGAGGCTGCGCCAGACTTCCCATACCAGAAGGGTCAGGATCGCCGGCATAGCTCCCTGCCGGCAAGCGCCCCTCACCCGACATTGACATCTGCTGGCTGGGGTAGCTCCCACCAAACATATTCGCGATATCCGGATTTTCGCCGGGTTCGTGATTCACCGGGATTGAAACAGCATCATTTTTGAGATATGCCTCACGGAATCGCTGATCCTTGGCTGCCGCCATCTTAGCTTTTTCGTCCCGCTTTTCAGCGAACTCAAACAAGCCAGGAGGAGCTTTATCGGCATCATACGCAACCGGCCGATTACTTCTTGGGCTCGAATAATCGAAGGGTTCTTCCTCCGGCATATCCGTGCGCCCAGTTTTCTTGAAGTAGTCAGCCCTCATCTGCTCGCGATAGGCCTTTGCCTCCTCCTCGGTTGGCAGAAAGAGTTCTTCGGAATCCGCAGACTTTTTGCTCGGGCCTCTTATTCGCTGACTCGGAGGTCCCTTGCCGTACTCTTCATCGGACATTGTAGGATTGCTGGCCCACTCAAAATCTGCAGGAGTTTTAAGCGTCCACTTTCCAAAGCGTCTTTCTTTTGACATCTGAGCCATATCAGTATTCCTTTATTATGACTTGCCCTTGGCGCCCATGCTCATAGCCGCCATTCCAAACGCGCCTACCACATTGCCCAAAGCATCAAACATGGCAGACTCTTTCTGCGCTTCTGTCCTCTCCTTAGCAGCCATATAGTTGAGGTTAGCTTGCTCTTGCCCCATCTTCGCGCCCATAATCTGATTCAGCATGTTGTATCGAAATGTCAGGGCATTAACCAAGGCCGCTCGCTGTGCGTCAAAGATATTAAACTTGGTATTATAAAGCCCGATATCCTTACCGTATTTGCTGATATCTTGGCCATATTTCTGAACATCCAGCTGTGCCCCCCGAGAAACAGCGTCAAGTACACTCCCAGACCTTGAGGCTGCACTCATAGAAAGAGCGCTCCCAAGCCCTCCAGCCCCCCTGCCAGCCAACCCTTGCCGAAGATTTCCTGCCGCAATATCGGCCTCCTTCCTACCGGCACTCATCAGCTCGCTGGCATACCCTTCCTCGAATTCCGGTGCCACGGGGACCTCTTCATAGAAAGGCTTCTTGGCGTTCTCGAACATCAGTTTAATATCGTCATCTTTCCCCATATGTTCGTAGAGCCACTCAGGAGTTCCGATACCCGGAGGCTGAGATCCCCCTCCGCCGCCGCCTCCACCGGTGCCGTGCGGGTCTGAAAACAGCCCAAACGGGTCAACAAGCGACTTCGCGCTAATATTTAAAGGATTTGTTACTTTTTTCCAAAATGACCTACCCATCTTACTACTCCCAAAGAATAACTCGCACGAAGCCATTGTTTGCAATGCTTCCGTCGAAGTTTCTCACTATATAATTGTCACCAAGTTTTATAGTTGTATACGAGCCATCCACAGAATGCTCGATCCTGTATCCGGTAGAGCCACCTGGGTTGTCCGTTAACCGGCGTACCGTGTCAGACGACCGTGGGCTCGCCGAGGTAGAGAAAAAAACCCGACACACGACTGGAACCCTGCCCAGCTCTTTGTGGTTAACCTTGTATTCACCGCCCTTTTCAACCGCAAAATAGCCAGAGTCAAACCCAGGGATCACGTTCTCTATTCTTTCAAGCTTGTCGATAACAGCACTCTTGAAGCTGCCAGCCCCTTTTGATTTAGGCTTCCATCCGGTTATGGTTCTTTTTGCAATAAAAAGCTTATGCTCCCCTGTCGGACCGGTACTGTTTATTTCTGTCATCCGTTATACCTCCCTCTTTGCTGGGAGACATAGTAGGTCACCCCACGCATAGTGAATTCTGCATCGGTGAACAGACCGTACTCTACCTGGAAATTCTTGTGCATCCCCTCGGTGAGGTCAGTCTTGGCTTCCCTCGTCGTTGAGGTTACATCGGCAGTGAAATTATCCATTCCGTTGTTCATCGTGGCGTTTACCATCATAGCATCCACGTCCTCAAATCCTGCAGACAGGTATTCGATCTCTTTCAGGTTCCTGAGCCACATCGGGTTCGGAACTTTCAAGGACGACAAGGTCAGAATGGGCGTTTTCTCGTGGCCAAAGATATGGCCAATATAGTACGTCACCGTGCCATCAGGATCGGTGCCATTGTCGTTGAACAGGCACGTCCACGCATCCACCGTGATCTCGTCGGTGGCATCCTCGGAAACGCAGTTGCCCAGCCAGACCCGCCTGTTGGAGGTATCTACAACGTATACCGGAGCACCAAGAAGAGAATCGTCCATAGCAAGAGAATCTGCCATATTTTCAAGCGTATCCCCGTCACTTGAAATAGTACACGTTCCAGTGTAGACACCATCGACGACATCCACATAAGTATTCGGATCATATTTCAGCACCTTGCCGTAAGGGGTCCCCAGGTAGACTGTGTCATCGTCGACGTATCCGCAGGTGCACTGCGGCACGGTGTCCAGTGTCAGAACGCCTGTCCGAAGGTCAAGGACGATGCAGCGATCGCAATAGGAGGAATTCGCGGACGGGACAAAGAAAATCAAGAGATCCTCCTTCTTGTGATGGAGGGAGAAGGCCTTTTCCTCGAGTTCGTCCTGGTTGAGCTCATCCGAAAAATAGTCAACAAACCCAGGAGAAGCCAGAACAGGTTCTCCCTCGGTGTAAACGTAGATTCCGTTAGTATCCATGAAGTACATCGAGTTGCCGGCCACCTTCACGCAGTTCCCGTTAAGTGCCCCGACTCCCTTGTAAATAACCTGGGCCCCGAAAATCCCCGTGCCTACGGGCACAATCTTGAAAATGGAATCCGACTTGAAAGCAAAGAGGATTCCGTTATATTCCTGCAGCGCCGTGCCTTCAGAGATGCTGCCGGCCTCGAGAATCGCGTAGTTGTTGATGGGAACCTGGTCCGGCCTGGCGAATCCAAGGGCGTCAACATCCGACCAGCCGATCGCAGCCTGGTACTTCTCCAAACCAATGAAGAAAAGGCGCCCGTAGCCGATGCCCATTGCCGAGGAGTTCGGAGGAATTAGACTCTGCCCAATCTCGGTTTGGGGAAGAACCCGCTCGCTCGGCAAGATATCAGTCTGGGTGTCATCGGCCAGCCTGAACGAGGTGTACCAGTCAGGGCATTCTGTATCACACGAGCAGTGCAGCACACCCTCCGATCCGCTGGTATTCATGTCGAGCGTCTTATACAGCCGAAATCCCTTGATGCCCTTTTCGTTGATGCCTCTAAAATACATCCAGGTATTGCCCACAAACTCCGTGGATGTCGAGGTATTTTCGTAGTAAATACTCATCTGGTTATCATAGAAGACCGGCAGGGTCCCGCTATAGACATCGTTCTCTTTGTCGTAGAACTGGGCGGTGTATCCCACCTGGGCATCATCCTCCGCAATACCAGGATCTGTCCCACCTCTAATCATTCGCTGGAAGTCGTAGTAGACAGGGCGCTCGAGCCCCAGTCTCGAAAACTTGCCCAGGTAGTTTATTTTGATGCCCGAGGAATCGCCCATGAAAACACCGCGATTATTGATCGCAGCATAGTTGATTGTCTTGGTTATATCGCTATCCAGCCAGGCCTGGTCAAGCTCCGTCAATGTACCAGCGTCAGCGTCGAGCTCCCAAACCTGAGAATTAGCCGTCACGAGCAGTTTCGTTATATCGCCCTTCTCCGTAGTATACCTACAGATATTTTGAATAATCGGGTAGTCAGAGATCATGTCAATAGGGCCCGTGCACCAGCGCGGCTTCAGGGATCTTTGCTCATAAATAGAGTGCCCAGAAAGACCGGACGATGCAGCCCCATTCAGCTCGAGGTAGCGCGTTTTGAAATACTGTCCGCCCAATCGCATACTACCTTGCAGAGGACTGTCATCCTCAATGACTCCCGATAACCGGACGCCTCGGGCATGGCCGGTGAAATAGCTTCCGCCGTCACCGATCTCACTGTCCGTGAAAATAAGCCGTTCCGATTCGTTGTCCCGAAACGATTTGTAGTTGAAGTCGTTCACAAGGTTAGATGCCACACACCCAGCAGGAAAACACGATGTCAGGTTTGCGTTTCGATGCTCGATGAATTTGGTGACATCCGGAATAAACTTGATATCCAGGTGGGCACTCGAAGATCCCCACTCGATGCCCCTGCGGACCATATGTCCGCCACAGGCCATTTCCGTCCCGCCGCTGACCTCGAGGCCATCATCAGATGAAACCAGGCCACGGTTGATGGGAATAGTGAAAAACTTCCGGCCAGAATATACGTCAGGAATCTCAACGCCGGCAAGGTCGGGCATCTCGATCTGATTGAACGCGAACCCGGTTATCTCACCACTCATTCGCTCGCGGTAGACTCTCGTCTCCGGCGGCAAATCATCCTGGTCCCAGGTATCGCTCACAAGCTCGGCGTTTGTTTCATAGGCGTGGTCATCCCACCACTGCCTGAAAAAGATGAGATCAAAAGCAATCCCGCTAAGCGGATAGCTAATAGCCCCGCCTATAGCTCCATCCGTTGTATTATCGTCAAGGTCGAGGTTGTCGGTGAAACAAGGGTATGTTCCAGAGGCGATGGGATAGGTCCCGTTGGTGTGATCATTCCAATAAAATGTACCTGGCGTCACTG